AACACAAACCTTGCTTAATAGGAGGTAATTATGGCAAATAATTGGATTAACCATATGCTGTCTGATGCAGCAAATTTTGAAAAATATTTTGTTGGAGCAGACAAAGTTTTTAATACCCTAGCAAAAGCTCATGATACTTTTGCAAAATCTGTACCAGGATATCCACCTTATAATATTGCTAAAGTTGATGATAACAAGTATGTTATCGAAATGGCTATTGCCGGCTTTGGTAAACATAATATTGATCTTGAACTTCAAGATGGCACCTTAACAATCAAGGGTGGATTAAATCTTGATGAAATTGAATCACCTTATAAGGATCCAACTGGTACAATGCAATACATTTATAAGGGTATTGCTGATCGAGTATTTACTCGTAAATTTACTCTTGCCGATTCAGTTGAAGTTAAGAATGCAGAACTTGTTAATGGTATGTTGAAGGTTTGGCTTGAGAATATTATTCCCGAAGAAAAGAAACCAAAGAAGATTAATATTAATGAACCGGGTGAAAAAGAATCTAAATCTGAACTTTTAGCGGAATAGTAATCTACCAGGGGGACTTCGGTCCCCCAAATCTTTTAAAGAGGAAAAAATGTTAAACTTTATAAATTCAATTGGTGAATATGCTGAAACTTGGATTCGAATCAATAGAACTATTAGAGAACTTTCAATGCTTACTGATAAAGAATTAAAAGATATTGGAATATATCGTTGTGAAATTCCTTACATAGCATATATGGCATATTCAAAATGAACTGGTTATTCTGGGTTATATTAACTCCAATGGAATGGTTAGCAGCAAAAATAAATAAATAATAACGTGAATTCTTCTATATTATGAAAACAAAAATAATATGGGAGATCTATTATGCACGTAACATTCGAGCAATTGAATGATTTTTTTGATGATACTAACGAAGATATTGTAGAGTCTTTTGTTGGTCCATTGAATGAAACATTTGATGAGTTTGAGATTAATAATCCACAACGCATTTCTATGTTTCTTGCTCAGGTTGGGCATGAATCAGGCGGTCTTAGACATCGCAAAGAAAATCTAAATTACTCTGCTGCTGGATTGAATAAGATATTTCCAAAATATTTTATTCGTGCTGGCAGGGATGCAAACGAATACCATCGTCAACCAGAAGCTATTGCCAACGTAGTCTATGCTAATCGCATGGGTAATGGTGATGAAGATTCCGGTGATGGTTGGAAGTTCTGTGGTCGTGGTTTAATCCAATTAACAGGACGTAATAACTATACCGCATTTGCTGAGTTCATGGAAATGGATTTGGATGAAGTAGTAGAATACTTAGAAACTCCAGATGGAGCAGCAATGTCTGCTGGATGGTTCTGGGATTCAAGAGACCTAAACAAGTGGGCTGATGAAGGCAATATTATCAAATGTACTAAACTAATTAATGGTGGTACAATTGGTTTGACTGACCGCAAGAAACATTATGAAGAAGCCCTTCATATTTTCGGAGGTTAATAATGGCTAATTTTTCATCAACACTACCAAATCCTGAAGCAGAACCTACACCACCAGCATCTGTAACAGTAATGGAATCTAAGGATTTTACTCCTAGAACTAATAGAGTATCATCATCTTCTAGTGCAACTGCTGCAACGCCAGAAGCACAACTCGCTCAGATTGATTTTGAGAAAGAGAAGTGGAAGGCCGAACAAGCAAAGCAAAATGAAGATTGGATGAAGACTAAGTGGAGACCAGCAATGGGTTGGCTCTACATGGCTATTTGTTTCTGTGATTTCGTTGCGTTTCCAATCATTGCTATGTTTATGCCTGTCATGATTAAGATGCAATATGTTGCTTGGAAGTCTATAACGCTTGATAACGGTGGTCTTATCCATCTAGCATTTGGTGCTATTCTTGGTATCACTGCATTTGGTCGTACTCAGGAAAAAGTTGCTGGTAAAGCAAAATAACAGTTTACTTTTACACTCGTTTATGATATGATTATATACAATATGTGGAGGTTGTATGAGCAATTTTTATACCGTTGCACACGTTCGTGGAAATAAAATTTATCTTCGTGGTTATGATTCGGGTAGAAAAGTACAAGAGATTATAGAATATAAACCTTATCTCTTTATTAAATCAAAAAAAGATTCGCCATTTAAAACACTTAATGGCGAATCTGTTTCACGCATAGATTTTGATTCTATTCGTGATGTAAAAAACTTTACATCAAAATATGATAATATAGAAAACTTTGAATATTTTGATTATACATTTTTTCTATATCAATATTTGTATGATACTTATCCTGGAGAAATAAAGTATGATCCTGGAGTAGTGTCTGTTGTTACTATTGATATTGAGGTTGCATCCGATGCTGGTTTTCCTGATATTCAATTAGCAAATAAACCAATTACTGCAATTACATATCGTAAAAACAATGAAAGTGTAGTATTTGGCTGCAGTTATTATAAGCCAAAATCAGATGATGTAACATATGTCCTTTGCAAGGATGAAAAAGATCTACTTCAAAAATTTATTACACTCTGGTCTCATAAAGATTGGATTCCTGATATTGTTACTGGTTGGAATGTTGAATTTTTTGATATTCCATACATTGTTAATCGTATTAATGTTGTACTTGGCCAAAATGAAGCAAAGCGTTTATCACCTTGGAAAATTCTTGAAGAAAGAATGATTGATATTCGTGGAACACCAAGTCAGACATATGTTCCTCTTGGTGTTGTTGTTCTTGATTATTTGCATTTGTATAAAAAGTTTTCATTTTCCAATCATGAATCATATCGTCTGGATCATATTGCCAATGTTGAACTTGGTGAAAAGAAAATTGATTATTCAGAATATGATTCTCTTCTAGATCTTTATAAGAATGATTTTGAAAAGTTCATTGACTATAATATTCATGACGTTACTCTTGTTCATAGATTGGAAGAAAAACTAGGATTGATTCAACAGGTTATGGCATTGGCATACGATGCTAAAGTTAACTATGTTGATACACTCACTACAGTTCGACCTTGGGATGTTATTATTAGAAATTATCTAATGGATAAGAAGATAGTTATTCCACAATTTACTCCTTACACTGATCCATTTGAATTTGTTGGCGGATATGTTAAACCACCGCAGGTTGGTATGCATAAGTGGGTTGTTTCATTTGATTTGAACTCGCTATATCCTCACCTAATTATGCAGTACAATATTAGTCCTGAAACATTTATACGCAGACACGAGGATTTTTATAGCATTGATGAGTTGTTGAATGCTGACTTTAAAATTCATAAGGCTGGACTTGATGGTAAAAGCGAAGTAGCTTTTGCTGCGAATGGTTGTACCTACCGTAGAGATAAGCAAGGGTTTCTTCCAGAAATTATGGAGAAGATGTATAATGATCGTGTTTTGTATAAACAAAAAATGATCGAAGCAAAAAAGAAATATGAAGAAACAAAAGATAAAGAACTTCAAAAAGATATTGCACGATATCATAATATGCAATTGGCCAAGAAAATTCAATTAAACTCAGCTTATGGTGCGCTTGGCAATAGATATTTTAGATGGTTTTCTGTTAATAATGCAGAAGCAATTACCATGTCCGGACAGCTTTCAATTCGGTGGATTGAAAAGAAAATCAATAAATTTATGAATAAAATGTTGAAGTCTAAATCTGATTATGTTTTGGCTTCAGATACCGATTCTATCTATGTTAATATGGGTCCAGTAGTAAATGCTATTGGAAAGGATCTAGATGATCTTGAAATTGTCAAAATGATTGATGAATTTTGTGAAAAGAAAATACAGCCATTCATTGATAAGTCTTATCAAGAATTGGCAGATATGATGAATGCTTATCAACAAAAAATGCAGATGAAGCGTGAAAATATATCCAATAAGGGTATATGGAAAGCTAAGAAAATGTATATCCTTAATGTATGGAATTCTGAGGGTGTACAATATTCTGAACCAAAACTTAAAATGATGGGCATTGAAGCGGTTAGATCTTCAACCCCACAATCAGTTCGTGATAATATTAAAAAAGCTCTTGATATTATTATGAATAAGGATGAAGAAACTCTTCAACAATTTATATATCAATTCCGTGAAAAATTTAATACTCTTAAATTTGAAGAAATAGCTTTTCCTCGTGGAGTAAAAGGTTTGCCTAAATATAAGGATTCGGCAAATATATATAAAAAAGGTACGCCGATTCATGTTAAAGGGGCTTTGCTATATAATAAGTTGATCTTAGAAAAGGGTATACAATCACGTTACCAACCTATCTCGGATGGAGACAAGATCAAATTTTCTTATTTAAAAATGCCAAACCCTTTAAAAGATACGGTTATTTCTGTACCCGGTGCTTTACCAGCACAGTTCGGGCTGGATAATTATATTGATTATGATTTGCAATTTGAAAAATCATTTTTGGCTCCAATTAAATCTATCTTGGATGTGATTGATTGGAGACATGAACAGACATCAACACTCGAGGATTTTTTCAATTAAGCCTATGCTTGCATTTATCGCTGTGCCAACGGGTTATATTAGATTTTATTGTAGTTAAACCGCAGTGTTCACATGTTGCGGTTTTACTTTTCCAATCATTTTCTGTCCATGGCACACCCTTTTGAGCTTTTGATATATTATTGGAATGACTTTTAGATTTTGGTTTTTTATATTTTTCGGTAGTAGATTTAGGTTTACACATTTTTTTCAGCGTTTCTGCTGTGTGGCTTTTACCAAAGAAACCGTTGTTAGCGCCAGAATTATCCATACCAAAGAAACCATTTTCTATAGCCATAGATTGATTAATATACAGCGGTGACGTTACAACACTTAATGATTTATGAAATAAATATTCTTTTTGAAGTGCTTTTTTTCTAGTTTTACACAATGATACGACTTGTATCTTGAAAAGGTTAGGATTGTTTTTCAATTCTTTTCTATACGCATAACTATACTTTTTGCTTGATACTGATCCCATGTATCCATTTTCTATCTTTCTTGTAGAAGTCGAACCTATATAAAATGGAGGTAATTTATTACCCTTGTAAGTAAC